TTAAGCGGCTCCAGCTTTGCTTCAATGCGGGTGTATTTATCCCCCTTCTGCCGCGCATCCGGTGTAAGGTGCAGTGAGGTATTGTTAGCTTGGTTTTTGGTATAGATAAGCGGCTTAATCACCTGCTGATAAAACGGGTCTTGCAGGGTGTTGTTTTCAATGTAGCGATATACCGCCTTTGCGCCTTTCGCGTATTCGGCTGCGGCAAAAATCCAGTCAATAAACGTGCTATTGTTTACATGGTCAACAAAGGCTTTCATCACATAGCGATACATGCCGCGATGCCCCACCACCACCACAGCCTTGCAACTGTTTTGCGCCTTCGATTTTGCTGAAGGTTTATCTTTATTGCTGGTGCCAGGGTCGGCATAGATTACCACAAAAGGCATTTCATTCAGGGCAGGCACTTTGCCGTAGGTCATTTCGGGGAAGGCTTTTCCCAGCTTCATGGGGTTGTTGAAATATTCCGATTGTCCGGCTTCGTAACTAACTTTTGAAAGCAGGTAGTCAATATCCTCTTCGCTGTTTTTTTCAATCCAAACAGACACGCCACTTTCATCGCGGATGTTGATGATTTCGCAATGGTCGGCAATTTTGCCCGCACGCACCACGCAGCAATCTTCGGATATGATGTTGCCGAGCCAAATCACTAAGTACGGTTCGCTCACATCCACAGTGAACATCAAAGCGCGCTCAAACCAGTTCCACTTTTTTTCAATAATGTCCGGATTGAGGCATTCTTGGTCTGTGTCGAAGTCGTCCACAATAATACAGTCCGGGCGAATCTCTTCATTGCTTGTGCCGCGCGGACTTTGCCCCGCGCCCAAAGCCATGAATTTTGCGCCTTTTAGTGTTGTAAAATTACCCATCGTCCACATGCCGGGGCGCGCCTGTTGTCCGTAGTCGTGGATGATGCGCTGGTTGGCATCCAACTGCACCATGTATTTGGAAAGGAATGTTTCAGCAGCATCGTAGGTGCTGCTGGTAAGTACGATGTTGCGCAGCTTCCCGGTAAGTACCAGGAACAAAACATCCATCATGGTGAGTGTGGATTTACTTAGTCCGCGCGCCCAATGCCGAACTTCGTACCAATGCTTTTTTTCAGCAAAGTTTTTGAGCATTCTACGCGATGCTTTGCGGTGGACAACGGGCGTGGGCGATTTAAAGTAGTTGGGGAAATAGTATTCCTTCCAAGCCTGCTCATCGGCTTCTAAATTGGCAATGCGCTTTTGCTGCTGCTGATACGTTTCGTTAGTATCAACAGGTGTGCTTTGCATAATAGATTTACGCAACTCATCCCACTTATTTAGTGCCTCTTTATCAATTGCTTTCATTACCTTAAGCTGTCTTTTATAAATCCATCAAAAAGCGTAGCTGATTGTTTCGTGCCCTCTAAATCAAACTTGCTTTGCCACTGCACAATGCGTGAACAAACGGATACAATTTCGGCAATGGATGCCTTTGTTTCCAGGTCTTTCAAATCTTTAATCATTTTGCGCCTTGCATCGGCTTCTTTGGCGTCTGCAAAGCGTTTGCCTTCTGCCTTCTGCTTTATGGAATTATTGAGTTGTTCCAGTTCCATCAGGATGTTGTGGTATTGCTCCTCACGGGTTAGCATCAGGTTGGTGCGCAGGCTTTCCCACTTGCCTTCGGCTATCCATTTGCCGATGGTATTTTGACTTACACCAACACGCGCTGCTAACTCTTTTTGCGTGGTAATATTTTCTTTCAGGTAGAGCGTTTTTGCCCAATCTTTTTTTTGCTGAATTGTCAGTTTATCTGCTGCCATGTTGCTTGCAAAACTCACAGGATTTACGCGCGCACACGGAAAGTATTTATGTAATGCACCGCTAATAAAAGCAATATGATGCAACACGTACACCATTATGTTTTTGCAATTTTTTTAGCATGTTTTTATGCGTGTGTTTTGCGGCATCAAATTAATAAATGCCTAAGAGTAGCAAGAGATTTATTATTCACACCGAGAGCCTGAATGCACAGGGATTCAGGATGTTGACGGACGGAGCAATATTAGACGATTTTGAAAAAAATCCGGTATTACTTTTTAATCACATCCGCCCTGAAGGCAACGCGAAAAATCAAATACTGCCTATTGGCTACTGGGATGATATTGAATTGAAGGATGGGCAAATATCCGGCATTCCTTTTTTTGACGATAAGGATGATTTTGCCATGAGCATCTACAACAAAGTAGAATCGGGCATCATCAAAATGTGTAGCGCAGGTGCTGAGCCAATCGAAACATCTACAGAGAAAAGTTTATTGCTGCCCGGTCAAAAACTTGCCACAGTAACTAAGTGGCGATTGAAAGAAGCAAGCATCTGCGATATAGGTGCTAACCCCGATGCTTTGGCTGTTGCCCTGTATGACAGCAACAGCAAGCAAATCAGCTTATCAGAGGGGAACATTCCAGCAATTATTTCTTCAACAAAAACAAATATGAGTAAAGGAGCAAAAGCGGCTGCACCTGCCGCCAAAAAAGGTGTGCAGCTTTCCGATGAGGAGAAAAAGAACATGACTGCTGCCGAAAAAGAATTGGCAGGCAGCGACCCCGAAGCGGCATTGGCAGACGATGAGCCTGCTACCGAGGAGGATAAGGACAAAGAAATTGCAAGCCTGAAAGCCCGCCTTGCCGAATGTGAGGAGAAGCTAAAGTTGGCAGAAGAGAAGCTGAAGCTATCCGAAGCTACCGATGACGAAAAGAAAGCTACTGAGTTGGCTGACGCGGCTGTTAAGATGCGCAAAATCACATTGGCTCAAAAGCCTCATTTCGTGCGTTTGGCAAAAGTTGATTACGAAGGCACAATGGCAACGCTGAAAAGCATGAAAGCTGCGCTAAGTATTAAGGAAACTTTAGACGGCAGGAAGCACGATGGCAGCGATGCCGAAATTTTGAAACTCAGCGAGCAAAGCTATGACGAGTTGTTCAAATCGGGCGGCTTGCAAAAGTTGAAAAACGAGGCTCCTGAGATTTACAAACTAAAATTTAAAAGCAAGTTTGGAAGAGAGCCTAAAAACGTTTAGGCGCATCAAAACACGTTCATCAAATCAATCAAAATTTAAAATCGAAAATCAAATAGCGTTATGAAAAAGTTTATCGAAATGTTTTTGTTGCCGTTTATTGGCTTTATGCTTTTTGCCGGAGTGGTGGCAATGGGTGTAGAAGTGCAAACGGCTATTAATCCATACACCACTATTGCGGTGTTGGCTATCGGGACGTTCATGTTATCGGTAATGAAAACCTCAAAAAACACTTACCCGAAAGGCGCATTGCGCAGTGGCGTGGAGGTGGAAATATGGGCTAACTACATCATTGAACGATTGTGGAAGGACAACCAGTTTTTGCAGTATATGTTCAGCGATGATGACAAGGTGTTGGCTGGCAAAATTGTTCACATTCCGCAACCGGGAGCGAAGCCGCAGGTAATCAAAAATAGGAATGTTTTTCCGGCAACAGCAGTAAGGCGCACCGATACGGATATATTGTATGCTCTCGATGAATACACTACTAATCCTACGCATATTCAGGATGCCGAAAAGGTAGAGTTGAGCTACGACAAGATAAACAGTGTTTATGGCGATCATGCCGGGCAGTTGAGTGAAGATGTGGCGGGAGATGCAATCTATAAGTATTTGCAAGATTTGCCGCAGTCAAGCATTGTGCGCACATTAGGTACAGCCACTACCGATGTGCTTACCGGAGCAACAGGCTCTCGCAAAAAGTTTACTGTAGAAACTTTGAGGAAAGTTCAAACAAAAATGAACAAACAAAATATAGCAAGAACCGACAGGTATGCTTTGTTGAGCTCAGATATGTATGACCAGTTGCTCGCAGATTTGAGTATTACCGAAAAACGCGACTTCTCTGCTTCGATTGACCCTGCTAATGGCATTGTGGGGAGATTGTACGGCTTTAATATTATAGAGCGCAGTGAGGTGGCAGTGGCTGCTGAAAATGGCGGTATCGTAACCATTAAGCCTTACGGCTCGGCTGTAGAAGATGGCGACCATGATGTAAGTTTCTTTTGGCAAAAAGACTGCATTACTCGCGCACTTGGAGAAGTAAAATTCTTTGAGAACCCTGATAGAGCAGAATACTTCGGTGATGTTTATTCTGCCCTGTTGCGCTTTGGTGGTCGCAGACGCAGAGCAGATAACTTGGGTGTAATTGCGGTAGTTCAAGACAATGCATAAATAACTTATTGAACTTAAAATTCAATTAGAGTGAAGCGAAAGCGGGCGGTAGTGAATAGCCGCCCGCGAGTAGCAAAAAAACAAAAAATGACAAACGAAACAATAGAAAGTGTAGCAGTTTTTGCAGGCGGTTTTTTAATGGCGATGCTTAGTAAAGTAACCGTAGGCGCAGAGTGGTTAGACATGATAGTTTTCTCATTTGTAGGCGGTGTAATGGTTACGCTCGGAAAAGAATTAACGACAGGATTATCTGACAGGTACCTTAAAAAGGGTAAAGACAATGGAAAAGGCAAAAACAATAATTAAACACTTTGAGTCGCTGCACGATGGCGATTCAAGTGCTATTGGCTTGCAGCCTAAACTTTGCCCGGCTGATGTGTGGACTGTTGGATGGGGACACGCGGTGATTGACCCGGCAACGGGGAAATACCTGAAGGGCGCAAACGGGAAAAAACGCGCTTATGAATTGTACCCTGCACTTACTGAAGCAGAGGCTGATGTAATGCTGCAAGAGGATTATGGCAGAACCGAAGCACAGGTAAATGACTTGCTTACAAAACACGCAGAGCCTTATGAGATTGCAGCAATGACTTCGCTTGCATACAACATTGGCATGGGCAACTTCAGGAAAAGTTCGGTGTTGCGTTTTTTCAATGCCGCTAACAAAGCTATGGCAGCAGAGAGCTTTAAACTGTGGGTAAAAGCAGCAGGCGTAAAGCTGCGCGGATTGGAGCGCAGACGGTGGAGCGAGGCACATCTTTTTTTACATAACGAAGTGAAATTTTTGAAGTGAAACATATAGTAAATTTTTTCTGTTGGGCATTTGTTGCCTTTGTTTTGGTTAGCAATGTGGTAGGGTGTAAAACGTTGCACCCTACTGCTACCACCACTTCCAAAACGGTAGAATCGGACAGCACCAGTACTAAGGTGACTGAACGATTTGTGATTGTGGAAGTACCAAGCGACACCATCATGTTGGAGCATTGGGTAGAATGCCCGGAGTACGATTTAGCTGAAATCCAAAAGATGAAGGTAGATGCTTCTACTTCGCGCCCTGCTTTGACAAAGCCAAAGCCATTTAGGCAAAAAGTAAAAGGAGCGAGAAGTGATGGTGTTATTGAACTGAACGATGCAGGGAAGCTGATGGCAATATTCAATTGCAATCAATGGCGAGACAGCGTTAAAGTTCGAGATACTGAAATAGCCCGATTGAAAAGTTACAGCAAAACAGACAGCATACGCATTGAAATACCCGTGCGCTACATACCTAAAGTTTACAACGCTTCCATGTGGTTCAGCAGCATTGTAATCATTTTACTGGTGCTATGGTTGCTGTGGCAGGGAGTGCGCCTTTACATCAAATTAAAACCTTTTTAAATAAACAAACATGAGCAACAAAATTCAACGGGCGAATAAACTTTTCGCAAGCAACACCGAGCAAAACGAGGTGCATTTTACCAGTGACGGATTTGCCTTTTTTGACAAGGCAGCAGCCGAAGGACACGCTTCGCGCCTATCTAACCGCGAAATTGCAACAATTTTTCGCGATGGCGCGCAAGAGGTCGAAGCAGAAGTAAAAAATGCCGATGAGGTGTTTTTGCAAATCCTGCAAAGCAAAACTAAAAAGGAGCTTTTGGCAATAGCTGCCGAGGCAGGCTTGGAAGGCGTAACGGGTAAAGAGACCAACGCAGTGCTGATTGAAAAGATTGTGGCGCACGGTAAAGCTACGAAAGCGGCAGAGCAGGCGGTGGCTCCGGTAATCACACCGCAAAGTGAAGCTGATGCAGTGGCAGCAATGAAGCAAAATGCAGAGGTGCAGACTTCTATTTCGGACGAGGACAAAGCAAAGGTGGCAACAGCCTAAAAATTGCTGAAGCTGAAAAAAAGACATCAAATTTTAAAAATCAAAAAATAAAATTCAAGTGAAAAGAATCATCACAGTATTAGCCATCATCGCGCTTTGCGAATTGGCAGCCAACGCACAGGCGGGCGGCATTAGCAAGGGAGAAAAGTATGTGAACTATAAGTTCCCGGACAGTATTGCAAACAGCAAAACAGTATTATTTCCTACCGCTACGGGCATTGCGCCTACATGGGCAAGCGACAGCGTAGTGGTGAAAGCTGGAGAGTTTTACACGTATGTGTCATTAGACACTTTGCGCGGTACGCGCAGAGTGAAGCTCTCGGCTCAAAGCTATGTAACAGGCGGAGCACAGGTGGTAATTGAAGCAGTGCGCGATACTGCATCTACCCGAAGCCTGATAGTGCAACATTCGGCAGGGAACGATACCATTAGTGTAAATACCAAACGCAAGCGAGCAGCATGGTATTACACAGGTAGCAAGTTTGTGCCATTCGGGGTTTATTAGCTCATTCTATAGTTTCAAGCGTGGCGCGAAAGGGAGCGGGCGCAAGCTCGCTCCTGAGTAGCAAATGGTTCGACAATGACAAAATAAAATCAAACTAAAAATCTAAAAAAGTGGCATTACCTAACGTAAGCATTATACTTCAAAACGGGCAACTTGGTGGACTGATACAGTTTGCCGAAGGTGTTGCCGCATTAGTCGGCACAGGCTCGGCAGTGAGCGGCAAAATTGGCGTGGGCGACCCGCGTGTGGTTTTCAGCCTTCAGGAGGCTGAGGACTTAGGCATTACAGTAGCTGATAACCCGAAAGCCTACAGGCAAGTAAAAGAGTTTTATGATGAAGCCGGAAGCGGTGCAGAACTCTACATCATGCTGGTGCCGGACACGATGGAGCAAACTGAAATTATGGATGTAACCAACACCAGCGGAGCGGTAAAACTGCTGAACTATGCTCAGGGCAGAGTGCGCATGTTGGGTTCATTTTTTGCACCACCTGTTGGTTACACTTTGGTGGACACAGCCGGATTAGATGCCGATGTATTTACAGCTATAACAAAAGCACAGGCATTGGGTAATGCTTACGCTTTAAACAACACACCTGTGCGCTGTATAGTAGAAGGCAGGGGTTACAGTGGCGTTGCGGCTAACCTTACCAATTTGCGGAGCTTAACAGCTAACAGAGTTGGTGTAATGGCGGCAGGAACGCTGAACGATAAAAGCGCGAGTGTTGGTTTGATATTGGGCAGATTTGCCAAGAACCCGGTGCAACGCAAACCAAGCCGCGTAAAAGATGGTGCAGTAAATGTGCTTACAGCTTTTGTAGGCACTGCAAAAGTGGAGGCGCATAGTGGCATCGGAGTGATGCACGATAAAGGATACATGGTATTGCGCACCTTTAACGGCAAAACCGGATACTACTTCAGTGGCGACCCAACGGCAGCAGCTACCACCGATGACTATTGCCAATTTGCTCGCGGGCGCGTGATTGACAAAGCGCACGTGATTGCCTACCTCACTTACTTGGAAGAGTTAGATGATGAGATTGCCGTAAATGCCGATGGCACTTTAGAGCTTGGAGCTCTTCGCTTTTTGGAAAAGAAGATAGAAAACCAAATAGCCGAAAGCATGGTGGCGGCAGGGGAGATAAGCAGCGTAACCTGCACCATTGCGCCTAACCAAAACATCATCGCCAATAACAAATTGAGCGTGGTGTTGGCTATAACTCCGGTGGGCTATGCAAGCAATATTGAAGTGAAGTTGGGCTTTCAAAATCCTGCTAATCAATAAGGCTTTAATCAATTTTAAATAACTTTTAAACATTAATAAAGTGGATAGCAAAGAAGTAGAATGGAACGATGCAGAGTTGTTCTTTAATGGGGTTAAAATTACGAAGTTTCAGGGATTCAAATTTAAGTTGGCGCAAGAGAAGGAGTTTTTGTATGCCGCTGGTAATGAGCCGATTGGTATCCAGCGCGGCAACAAAAATCCTACGGGCGAATTTAGATTGCTAAAGGGCGCGGTGGATGCCCTGAATGCAAGCGCGAGAGCGGCAGGGGCAAATAGCCTGTTGGATATTGCTTTGGTGGCTGTAATCAAATTTAAAGGAAAGGGAGTGCGCGGTGTGCAAACAGTTACGCTTACGGGGGTAGAATTTACCGAGTACGAAATGGGCATGGAGCAAAACGCAAAGAGTATGCCCATCACTTTGCCCATCATGTATTTATCACAAACTGTTGTAGGAGGTTAAAAAAATGGCAAGCAAAATCAAAATAGAAGTAAATAAAACGCCCGAGCAATTGGAGGCTGAAAAAAAAGCACTGGAGGCTCATGAGGCAAAGATTGCCGAGTTGAAAAAGAAACACTCGGTAAGCGATGTGTTTACCATTAAAGTGGGTGATGCAGTGGCGTATATTAAGAAGCCCGGACGCGCAGAAGTGGCAATGGCTCGCGGATTAGGCGAAGGCGATTACATTAAAACCAATGAGTTGCTTTTGGACGCGCTGTGGTTAGAGGGCGATGAAATAATTCGCACAAATGATGATTACTTTTTGAACGTGATTCCATACTTGGAATCGCTGATAGAAAAGAAATTTGTGGAAATAAAAAAAAATTAGACGAAGCGGCACACAAGGAAGCGCATCCGGACTTGATAAGGCAAGTGAACGCACAGCTAAGATATTACCTGAAGATAAACCCGGACGAGCTAAGCGATGAAAAGTGGGCAGAGGTGTGGCAAGATTTGGTGTGGATTAGAGCAGCCGAAGCAAATAGCAAATAAACAAACAGAATGGCAGGCGTAGTTGAATTTTTAATCAAGATGCAGGATGGACTAACAAGTCCGCTTGCTAAGATTACGCAGACTTCCGGGAGTGCAAAAACTGCATTGGGCAGGCTCACAGAAAGCAACAAGCAATTGAAAAGCATGGTTGGCGAAAGCGGCAAAAGCGTGAATGAACTCACCAACCGTATCAGCAAGCTGCAAGAGTACCGCGACATTCTACCGAGCAATTCGGTGGCGGCTATCAAAGCGGTAAACACCGAAATAGAAAAATTAAACGGGCAGGTAAGAAAGCTGCAAAACATAAAAAGTACCGGGTTGAAATCTTGGTTCACTTCTGCATTTGATGAAATACCTGCTATCTTGAAAAACCCGCTTACGCTGATTGGAGCAGGCGTTGGTTTAGCCTTTAATGAAGGAATGAAACAGAGTCGAGAAAAGTTCGATTTCAAATTACTCCTGGGCGAAAGTGGAGGCAGCGAAATGTATGACGGCTTAAAGAATTTGAAGCCGCTTTTGGGCGATAGTGTGCAAACGGTAGGCAAAGATTTGTTGGGCGTGGGTGTGGCTGCTGAGCGGGTGCGCCCATTGATAACACAGTTAGGCGCGGTTGCGCGTGGTGATGAAGGTAAGTTTACAAGCCTTGCAGGCGCATTCAAAGAGATGCAAAAGGAAGGCAAGCTGACCGAAGGTGCATTAGCCGCCATGAACGATGCCGGGTTTAAACCGCTTACACACATCAGCGAAAAGTTTGGATTGAAAATGAGCGTGGTGCAGCAAATGTTGGCTGATGGCAAGATTAACATAGACATGGTGAACGAAGCCCTGAGCGATGCCACCGGAAAGGGCGGAGAGTTTGAAGGAGTTTTAAGCAAATTGGGCAAAGAGCCGAGTGTGATGCTCGCTGTGATGGGCGAGCGCGTGAGCGATTTAGCCGGTCGTTTTGGTACTGCGCTCATGCCTGCCGCAATTGTGGTTTTTGATGTGCTAAATACCGGTTTCGATTACTTGGGTGTAGCGGTAGATTATACTGCCAGCTTGTTTGAAAAGCTGTTTGTGTGGGGTAAAGAAAATGAAGATATGCTGTGGGCTTTAGCCGGAGCGGTAGGCGGTGGAGTGCTTGCTTACAAAGCCTATCAAGGTGTGCAGGTGCTGAGCTATATGTGGATGATGCGCGACACCATCGCTACGAGTGCGCTGGCAACAGCAAAGGGTGTGTTGGCGGTTGTTACAGGTGGCTTAACTGTTGCCACCGGAGCGTTGAACGCTGTGTTTTTGGCAAGTCCTGTGGGTTGGATTGTTGGCGGTGTTATGCTGTTGGTTGGTGGTATTGTCTTAGCTTGGAATAAGGTGGAAGGATTCAGGAAGGTAGTTTATGGTATGTGGGAAAGCGTTAAAACTATCTTCAGCAACATCGGCAAGTTTTTCGGAAAGCTCTTTGGTTACGACATGGGCGACTACGAAAGCGTGGGCGCGGCATGGGGCAAAGGAATGGCGAAGGGAGCGCAGAGCTTTAAAAATTCTCAGGCTGAAAAGAAAAACAAGAATGCAGCTTCAGCGCATGGTTTAGGCACAGAGCAAACTGCGCTTCAGAAAATTTTACTCAAACAAGATAAATCAGGTGCGGCAGCAGGCACAAGTTCCACCCAAGCCGGATTGAATGCAGTGAGCGGTGGCGGGGTTAAAAACATTACGGTAACGGTGGGTAAGATGGTGGAGCATTTAGAAATTAAAATTATTGGTGGCACTCAGCAAATGGCGCAGCAGGTGGAGCGAATAGTGGAAGAAGCGATGGTGAGGGCAATAGCCAGTGCAAGCGGGCGATAGAACTATGAATGACTATTTGATTGATTACGAAACACGGAGGATGCAAGTGCGCAACGGTGATTTTGTGGTGGGCGATGCCACCAAACAACATCAGCGCAGTTTGATTATGAACCACAAAGGCGAATACAAACAGCACCTGACTACCGGAGCAGGAGCGGCTGATTACTTAGACGATGAAAACCCGGACGAATTGATAAGAGAGTTGCGCAGGCAGTTGGTGCAGGATGGGCAAACGGTGAATGATATAGTGATAACGGCAACAGGATTAGGTGTAGATGCGAGCTA